ACAAGCGGGCTATGAAAAACGCCGTCTAAGAAGTCGTAGATCAAAGCGCAACTTCAGTATAAACTATACAAACATTAGTGGAGTAGAAAAGTCAGCAATTGAAACATTTTATCGCGCTAGAAGCGGTAACTTTGAGTCGTTTACTTTTGATTTGACCCACATAAATGAAAATGGTACAATACAGACAAGATTTGATGGGCCATTAAGAATTTCTCATGTCTTATCGACTGGAACAAGTTTAGAAAACAACTTTTATACAGTCTCTTTCAATTTAAAAGAGGTATATGATTAATGTCAACTAGGACGTATGACTTTATTTTAACAGTAGACAAACCGGAAGCCGTTTTGCCTGGTGATACTATTTTAGGTAACACTACAGGGTCTTCTGCCTACGTTATAGACGTAGATACTGGAACCAGTAACGTAAAAGTAAAAGTTTCCAATGTTAATCATGAGTTTGTTGTTAGTGAAAACGCTCGTGCAATAACCAATATCGTAACCACAGACGGATTTAGTGTGAGTTATAATAATACCTCTCCGGTAACTGTTAACGGTAATTCTTTTCAAATAGATGGATCGACTAATACTTTTTCTTTACCTGCAGCAGCACTAAGTTTAGCTAATGTAACCGCTGATAGTTTTTCAGTTTTTGTACAAGGAAGACGACTAGACAAAAGTATGCTTACTTTTCCTAGCAGTACGCTTGGAAACACTGGATTTGATATTAAACCAATTCCTGAAATTATTACGTCAGAAAACAACCTCAATTTAACGAAAACAGGTCTGAGAAGATTTTTCAGAAATACAGATAGTTTCTTTCTTAAAATCTTCGGTGTTATTGTTATTAACCAGGCTCCTGAGTCCACTGATACTTTTAATTATAGTGTAGACTTTGATAACTGGATTACAGATAAGGTTGATACTATTGATGTTAGAGTAGACACTGGTAATACTGAGTCTATTCCTTTTACAGTTCCTTCTTTTAGTGAACAAATTGATGGAACTACTTTTCAAATTACTAGTATAGCTAATTCAAATTTCATTAGAGAAAAAAATTCTTTTGTTCAAAGTCCTTTAGTGAGATTATATACCATTTATTACCCAGGAGAGTGGTATCCAGACAATGACGCGGGGAATCCTACTAACGCAGGTGAAGGACGTGCTTGGCCTGATGGATTTCCCTTTAGATTTGCAGAAGTTAGGGGTGATATAAATACAGACGTTACTTACAATGTTTCTTATCAAGGACAAAGTTTTACCCCTCTACCTATAAACAGCGGAGGCATTAGCACAGACTCTACAGGAACAATCAATGATGTTACTGTTTCTATTTCTAACTTTGATAATTTAATTACCCAACTCTGTGAAGACCCTGATTTATTAGGAAATAATACTGCAAACGCAGTTTATGCAACAGTTAATGGAGAGGTTGTAACTGGGATTGATCCAAGAACTGTACAAACAGGAGCTGACTATGTTGAACAAGAACATAGAGATGTCCTGAGTAGGGCTAGAAGTAATGGACTAAACTTTGATCAAACAGTTGTTGATAGTTATGGGCGTGTAAATGCTTCATTTACTATTACTACCACAGAAGAGGTCAATGGGACATGGAAACGAGAAAAAGCAGATTCCAGAGATTTATTAGGTGGCGTAGTAGAGATTAAATCTACTTTTGCTAACTTCTTAGACTTTTGGCCTGAGTACGCAAAGGTAGTAACTTCTCAAAATAATGTTATTGAGGTTAGTACTGCCACTCCTTATAGAGTTGGAGACAATGTAAGAACTTTTGATAATGCATTTTTAGCTACTATTGAGGCTATCAGTGAAGAAAGATTTATTACTACAAATGCTGCCTTAGACGTAGTTAGCGGGACTGCTCTTATTATTGATAATCCTGATGCAGATGAGGAAGCACATATTCTAGATACTTTTAAAATAGATGCGTTAGAAGGTCTGAATGAACAAATAGCTACATTTTCTCTTACTAGTTGGTTACAATACTTTAAGCTTACTGTTCCTAAGAGAAAATTTTATAAAAATACTTGTCAGTGGCAATACAAAGGAGCAGAATGCCAATATCCTGGACCAGGAGGATTATCTATTCCCGGAACACAAAACACAAGTAATACTAACCCTATTGCTGCTAATAACCAAATTGCAGGAAGTGCAGATGGAGATGAATGTGGTAAGAGTTTTGAATCCTGCCAAATTAGAAACAATACTATTCATTTTGGGGCTTTTCCTGGAACAGGTAGAACATTACCTAGATAATGAGAACAGACTATACAAAATACTTAGGTATAAAACATGATTATGTAAATAACAACTGTGCTACACTAATAAATCAAATATTTATGGGCGAATTAGGTAGTAACGTGATTAACAAAATATGGCCTGTTATTGATATGCCGGGCGGTAGTAATACCATTGGTAAGAATTTTTTTAAGATGTTAACTTTTAAACAATTAACTGACTGGGCAGATTCGTTTGCAAGAAGAGTTAATTTGACAGAACTACAAGAATATGATGTAATATTATTTAAGACTAAAGCGGGACGACCTATTCATTTTGGTTTGTATATTGAGAGAAATAAATTTATACATTTAATGGAAGATGAGCACTCTAGAATTGAAGAACTAAACGATGAGTGGAGAGATAAAATATATACAATATATAGGTTTAAATGTGCAGAAGATATAAATGTGGTATAATAAATATGTAGGGTTTCCTTACGTACATTTAGGACAAGATGTTGAGAAAGGAATTGATTGTTTTAATTTAATACGTCATGTGTACAAGGAAGAAAAACAAATAACTATTCCTTATACCACTCAAGATTTTTGTAACATTGTCGATGAAAATTGGTATACAAAAGTACACGAACATCCATTTGAAGAATTTAGAAATGACAAATGGGGATGGACTGAAATAAAAGTAACAGAGCTTAAGCCGTTTGATGTTGTAATAATGAGTTTAGGTTCAACAAATTGTGTAAATCATTGTGCGTTATATGTAGCTAAAAATAAAATTTTACAAACAATGATTGATCATACATCTTGGATTGCCCCTTATGGTAATTACTACATTCAATATACTATGGGAGCTTTTAGGTGGAAGGGGATAAATAATGGAGATTTTTCAACAACTAGTAACTGATATGGGAAAGCACGCTCAGGCTGAGTATCCCAAAGAATGCTGTGGACTAATTACAAAAGCATTCAAATACGTTCCTTGTAAAAATATCAGTCCTTTCCCAAAAGATAGCTTTATTGTTGACCCCGAGACTCTTTTAGAGTATGAGGAAAATTGTTGGGGCATATTTCATTCTCATCCAGGAGATGAAAACCCTATTCCTAGTGAAGAAGATAAAAGAGGGGCTGTTTTTGAAGAATTTAATTTTGTAGTCGGATTTAATAATAAATTCTATATCTATTGGTTAGATAAAGCAATTGACGCAATTAGATTTGACGAATTTAAGGATAAGCATTTAAGTTGAAAATAAAAATTAACTTTCATTCATCTTTAAGAAAGTATACAAAAGTAGACAGCCATACTGTAGTTTGTAAAGATTTTACAGACATAGTATCAGCTCTAACTTTTTTATTTCCTGATTTAGGTCGTTATATTAATCATATTAAAAATGAAAAAGTAACCGAAAATTTACTTTTGCTAGATATGAATAAAAAATTAATAGATAAAAGAATTATTGAATTTAATAGACTTAGAGATGAGCATAAAGAAGTTTATTTAGTTCCTATGTTAGCGGGAGGTAAAGGTAAAGGTGGATTTTTTCTAGCTGCGGCTTTTGCTGTTGCTTTAATTGCTTTACCTGCTATCGCTCCTAGTTTAGCAGGAACTAGTTTGTTTGGGTCCGCTACTATCGGTTCTATCGCAAGAAGTATTGGAATGAACTTGTTATTAAGTGGTATACAAGGATTGTTTACACAAAAACCTCCTAAGCCTCCAGAAAGACAAACTCCTGACGCACAAGAAAGAATTGATAATAACATTTTTGAGGGACTACAAAATACTACGAGTAGTGATAATAATATTCCTTTAACTTATGGAAGAACTAGAGTCGCAGGGCAAGTTATCAGCGGATATATTGTAACTAGAAATCATGGTAAAAATGACGATGTTAGGGTTTCTGAGGCTTTTTAGATGATCACACTAAATATTCATAAGTCTTTAAAAAAATACTTTAAGAATCAAAGCTCAGTAAAAGTTAATTGCCATGACTATTTTGATCTAATTTCGTATATGGTTTCTAACTATCCTGAGTTTTCTAAACTAGTAAAAAATCTTAAGAATGGTAAATTTGACGAAGAGTTGTTCCTGCTAAATAATAAAAAAAAGTTAATTAATAATGAAGATATTTATGTTAATAAAAAATTATCTCAAAATACTTTTTATTTAGTTCCTTCTCTTAGCGGAGGAAAAAGTGGATTTGCAACAGTGGCAATTGGTATTGGAATCGTAGCTCTTGCTGTCTTTGCTGCCCCTGCTGTGGTAGGAGCTGTGGGACCTACAATGGGATTGGCGACACCAGCTATTGCTGGAATTACTTATGGACAAATTGCAGCTTTTGGCGTATCTGTAGCATTATCAGGGATTATGGCTGCAATGGCTAAAGCACCCAGCGCCCCTGAAAGAAGGCAGTTTACTGATGCAGGCTCAAGAACAGACAATAATGCTTTTGACGGACTTAGAAACAATATCACCTCAAATGTTCCTGTTGGGCTAAACTATGGGTTAAATAGGGTTGCCGGACAAATGCTCAGTGGCTATATTTTAAGTAGAAATCATGGTAAAAATGACGTTGTAAACGTCTCAGAGAGTTTTTAATAATGAACGCATATAGAAAATATGTACAAGTCCAAGGTTCCGCTGTTCCATACATCTCTGGAGCAAAGGGTGGTTGTTTTCCCGCAGGAGCATTAGTATCTACTCCTAAAGGGGCAACTCCTATTGAAACGCTAAAAATTGGCGACAAAGTTTACTGTTTTGATGAGGCAGGCAATAAGTGGACTTCGTTTGTTGAAAAAACTTGGGAGCATATTCCAGAAGAGACTGAAGGCTATCTAGTAAAAGTAGTTCACGAAAAAGGTGAGTTTACTGTTACTGATAACCACTATCTATATGATAAAGATAACGAATATAAAGAGACTAAAGATTGGCAAATTGGAGAATTTCTTACTTTAGAAGATAATAGTAAAAGTAAGATTTTATCACTTACAAATAACAAGTATTTACAAGAACCTGTTTATAATTTAACAGTAAACACACATCATAACTATATTTGTGATGGCATTAGGTTATCTAATAAAGGCGGCGGAGGAAAAGGTGGAGGTGCAGCCCCTGCTGCAGTAGAAGATCCAAATACTCTTTTTTCTACTGATATTCTATTTGCTGCTACCGCTTTAGGAGAAGGTCCTGTTTACAGAATTAATCCTAATGGTCCTCAAGATATTGAACTTAACGAAGGTACTATTGACGACTTAATCAACATAGATGGGGATGGAGAAGAAAATAATACCGTATTTAAAACATTAAGCACTACGGGAACTCTTACTCAATCTGCACTTCCTGTATTTGGTGCAGAAACTGTCACTCCTCAAACTTTGCAAAACGCTGTTCAGCTCAAAAACGGCAATGTTGCGGGAGTTCCTGCAGCAAAGGTTAGCCTACAAGATACCAGCGTAAAAGACTGGGATAAACTTCGTTTTAACTTTATTATTCAAGGATTACAAAAATCAGATTCTCAGGGTAACGTATCAGGCGGTTCTTTAAGTGTTAAGATTACTATTTTTAATAGAACTGGGTCAACACAGATTACTAGTGTTTCAAAAACTATTAACGGAAAAACTAATACACGATTCAAATTTCAAGTAGATGTTGCAATTCCTGAAGCTAACAAAGATGTTGCTGGATATAAATTCACAGTAGAAAAAACATCTGGAGATAGTGATTCTAACAGAGTACAAGATTCTGTAATATTTACAGGATGGGATGAAATTGAAAATGATGATATGGCGTATCCAAGAACAGCAGTAATTGGTTATGCTTTAAAATCTTTTAATGAGTATGAAGGTTCTGTCCCAACTTTTACCAGTATTGTAAAAGGTCTTCTAGTTAAAGTTCCTAGTAACTATAACCAACCTATTTT